CGCCTAGAAAACCTATCAAAGGATTTGCCAAGTTTTGTAATGTCTTTTTGTGCAGCCTTTGAACCTTTATCAGAATACTGCGTGAGGATGCGGGCAACAATTGAGCCTACTGCCATTTGTTATGCTCGCTCTCTGTTCAAATATTTCTGTGCTTCTATTTTTGCTTCTTCAAGAGCGCGGGCAACATTGGCCTCAATTCTTGATCTATCTTTATCAACAACGCGCCATACTACACGCGATGCCTTACCAAATCTGTTGCCAAGATTGCGCAAAAATTGCGCTGAACTTGTACGCCCTGCAGTTGCCTTTGTTTTACGCCCTGCAACTTCAAAAATTGAACCAGCCGCAGATTTGCTAAGCAACGCACCTGCGCTTGTTGTGTAATCCCCACGCACCTTGCCTTGGGCTTTGGTCTTGGTGATTTTGCTTTTAATTTCGCCAGCGTTCCACCCTGGCCAACCCTCGCCGCCACGGGTTTTACCCTTTGCGGCATCTGCCTTGCGCCAACCACTCATAGGTGGTTCCTCACTAATGATATTGCGGGCATCTCTTTCAGCGCCTGCAAGTTCATTGTTAATAACCTTGCTGAAGCGCTTAACGGCATCTTTGTCAAAATCTTTCAAGGTATCAAGTGTTTCTTTGATGCCTGTCAAAACAATTACTTCTTCAGCCATTTTTCTTAGCACGCTCTTTCATATAAACAGTGATTGCTTCAAGTATCCCGTCAGGTGCATCAAGTAAGTCAATCGGGCTTATACCTGTTTCAACCGCAACGGCTGCAATCGTATAAGTTAGACTGTTGCGGTGGATTCGAAAGAACTATCAGAATCCAATTCTGCTGAAACGATTGTGTCAAGAAACTCAGGACCAAAAAGTTTCACAACAAGCCCGTTAGTCTGCATCGCTTTCCAGGCAAGCCAGTAGATATGCTCAATCTTTTGTTGCTCCCCAAGCAACTTAGGCATACCTGCGCCAAACTGTTGTTCAAATGCAACAATGATGCGCGGTGTGAGCTTGTATGAAGTCTCTACGCCATCAACTGTCTTTACCTTGATTGCTAATCCATCCATTTTATTCCCCCTAGTTTGTTATGAAATTGCTTTTGTAATAGCACCTGAAATTGGCCACGTCACAGATGCCGTGACTAATTCGCCCACGGCTGCAGATAGCGGTTGCCATTCAGCAATAAGTGCGTTGAATGTGTATTTTGGATTGCTTGCGCTTACTGTTGTATTGACAGGGCGTATTTCCATTGCTACTGCGGTGCCAACTGTTGACGTTGCAAGTGATGTGCCGTTGATAAGTTCTTCAAGAGCATTATCTGCAAAATCCTGATTAAATTCAAGCACCACAGAATTATCAAACAAACCGCCAACCCTTGTGCGGGCGCTGCTTCCCAGACCTGTAGTTTCAATAACATCAACGCTTGTTGATAATGAAACTGAAGTCACATATTGTGAAATATCATTGCTTGCGTAAAGTACATACGCATTTGTTAATACTAAACGAGCCATTTATTAAACCGCCTTTGTGATATTGCCTGAGATAGGCCAAGTTGTAGAAACTGTGGCGAGTTCGCCTACGGCACCTGAGAGTGGCTGCCATTCAGCAACAACGCAAGAAAATGTGTAACTTGGGTTGCTTGCACCGACTGCTGCTGATGTTGGCTTTACAACACAAGTTGTATTTGTTCCAACAAGTGATGCACCAACTGCGTTTATTGTTACTTCAGGTGCAGATGTTGCAAAATCTTGGTTAAATTCAAATGTAACTGAGTTGTCTGCAAGGCCACCAACACGGGTACGCGCAGCGGCTGAACTCATCCCAGTAGTATCAATTACATCTTCACTTGTTGAAAGTGTCACTGAAGTAATAAATTCTGAAAGATTGATGCCGTTGATGACAACTGAAGCATCTGTAAGAACTAAACGGGCCATTTATTTTGTTTCCTCTACTGTTGCAGGTTTGGTTGGTGCATTGCTCTTGAGATGACCACCGGCAACAAGTGCCTCGGTGTTCAATCCAAGTTCAAGCAATTCTTTTTCGGTGATTGATTCACCTTTTGCTTTTGCCTCAAAATTATTTGAGGTGATTACATAGCTCATTTTTCTCCTTATCCCCAAATGGTGAGGCGGTAGCGGTATGAAAGAAACTCAATATCCCCCGAAACATAAGTTCCTGCCTCGGCTGAAGTAACCCGCAATGTGTTGCAGGCCCCGCCAAGTGTTAAATCAGATTCAATTGCTGCCTTGATTGAGTAATCCCCACTGCCTGCAAGGTACTTATCAAGATCGTTTTGGCCTGATCGCTCAGAAAATCTTTGCACCAAAACAACAACATCAAGGTTTGCCTGGTCTAATCCACGGGCATTATTCAAATCAAAAGTAAAATCTAATTGCCCAACAATGGCAGCAGGGGCGATTGCAGGGGTTGGGATGAGTTCATATACTCTCATCCCCTTGATTGCCTCTAGGTTGGCTTTTAAGCCACTGCGCACCTCTGATGGCAACATCAGTACGCCAACCCATTGTTCTTGCGCATAGGGCGCAGCAATGCCTCTACATCGGCATCTAGTTTGGCGGCCAAGCGCACTGTTCCAATATCTGTGTTGCCTGCAATTCCAAATGGTGACTGATTGCGCAAGAATAGGCGAGAAGCCTGAATTTTGGCGGCGGTCTTTACCTCAAAAGGTACAGATGGCCAACCAAAGATTCCTTTGAGGCGTATAGATTGTGGCAAGTTGGCAGGAAATACATAAGAACCTACGGCAAGGATTCGATTGCGTGGCCAACCGCGTGAAGGATTGTTTACAGGCTCAAACATTGAGTCTGAAGCAGTCCAAATTGTTTGATACAACTGATCAAAATTATCATCTGTTGCGATTTCTGAAAGGCTCACAAAATCATCAACTGCAACTGTGTAGAAATCCTGCGGTGTGTAGTAGCGGGTTGCCGGTACTCCAACGGTTCCATCTTGGTAGAAAAAACGCCCGCAATAATCGTCAATCATTCTGCTTGCCGTAGCAATGGCAAGTTCAATGCCGCCATTTTCCATTGAGTCATCAAGGTTAAGTGCAGCCTTGACTTCATTCAATGTCGTATAGCCGTTAGTGATTGCCACGGATTATTCTCTTTTCTACTTTGGGAAGAACTGCACGCTCTAATTCGGGAATGGCCGTTGCAGTTTCTTTAGATTTTACCTTAATCCTTAGAATTTTTTTTAAGAGTTCCATATATCGTGTTGCCTATCATCTAGCCAATAGCTCTTTGAGTGAGGCAAAATTGCACCTGTGTGAACATAGATTGGAAATCCTAGTGAACGAACACGGCGGCAAAACTGCAAATCCTCGCCAATCCATTCACCGTTGATTGGGCCATCCCAAAACCAACACCAATCTTTACCTTGGTGCGGGTCGGCATCTGCCTGAATTGCCTCAAGCACACTGCGGTGTATAAGTAGGCAACCCGTTCCTGCTGCATCTACTTGAAAAATTGAATCTTTATCGTATCTGTTAAGTGGCAAGAAACCTTCAGGGGCATCTTGAAAGATTGTTGGTACCGGTTGTGGGTATGGATATCCTGTTTCAAAACTAGCAAATACAAGCCCTGCAACAATTGGGCGGTCTTTGTCGTGAGCTGCTTCAACTAACTTATCAAATGCCTCAACTGATAACTGCTCATCTGAATCCATCATAAGCAGCCAATCAGATTTTGTTTCTAAAAACTGTTTGACCAATCGGTTGCGTTGCTTAGATAAAAGCCCTGAACCCTTGATTCTGATAAACGGGCCAAGGCGCGATGATCGAGATTGAGCAACCTGAATAAGACTAAATGCAAACCCGCCATTGACGGTGCCTGGGTCGCAAGCACCAATTGAAACCTTGTGTCCTGTTTTCATAGATTCCCCCGAATCATTTAAGAAGTATGGGGCGGGCTAATCGGGGGAAATTAACCCGCCCCATACAATTTTAACTTTCTAAATTAGAAAGTAGGTGCTACCAAGCCGGTGCCTGAGATAATTGAGGCAGCAAGTGGGTAACGCTCTGCTGAGAACGCGCCGAAGCCGTAAACAACAGACTTGATTGTGAGAGTTGAAGCGCCTGTTGCATCAAATGAGAGTGCAAAAGGTGAACCTGGCTGCTCCCAAAGGTGCATTTCAGGTGCTGCAACGCAATAGATTTCATCTTGATTTGTTGCTGCGCCGTAAGCGGTTCCAACGTTTGCATCTGCAATGATTGGCAAGCCCATCATTGTGTAACCTGAGTTGCCATAACCTGCGGCTCCTGTACCTGCTGCTGAAGCGTTCATTGGGCCATTTGCAGTTGGTACTACAAGTGGACGGCCTGTTGAATCAACGGCTGCCAGCAAGAACGCTAGGCGGCGTGGGTGCATAATCCAATGTGTTGGTGTTTCAAAGACATTGCTCTGAATCTGCTGAATTGCATCAGCCAACTTTGGATATAGAAGTGCAACTGTTGGTGTTGTTGCGGTGAAAGTGATTGCGTTTCCACCTGAGTTGCGGATTCCCTTGAACTGTCCGTTTGAGCCTGTTCCATTAAGAACCTGAGCATCAACAGTTGTGTGCCAAGAACGGATGAGGTCAGCAATAACAAATGTGTCAATGCCTGTTCCACGCTCAATTGCCTGACGTGATAGGTCCTGCTGACCCGCGATTGTGCGTACAGGGATGCTCAAAAGTGTATCGTCAGCATCAGTTTCTGATACTGCAGTGTTTTGAGTTTCTTGTACTGCCGTTGAAGTTCCGGTGGTCATTCTGCTTATTTCCAGACTCATCCCGGCAGGGGGTAAAACGTGCTTCGCAGTTGCGAAATCAGCAGTTGGACGGCCTGCGCGTGCGAATGGTGCAGCAAGGTCAACAAGGTACTGAGGAACAACTAGGCCAGCGAAGTTTGATGTTCCAACATCGCGGCGCTCAATTGATTCTTCGCGTGTGTGACGAGCTAGGCGCTCTGAAGCGTTGAAATCGCCACGAACCTGTGCGTTGAAAACATCCTTTACGAATGAAACTGCAGCCTCAGGTGAGTATGTGCGGGCTTCGCGTGTTACTACTGCGCCGCCTACTGTTGGTGCAGCAATGTTTGCAACTGAAGCGCGTGCTTCTGCTGCCTTTGCATCTGCTGCTGCTTGTGTTGAGAACTTTTCGATCTTTGCATCAAGTGCGCGTGATTCTTCTACAAGAGCATCAACTTTTTCAGTTTCCTCTGTAGTAAGGTCGGTGCGTGATTCTGCGGCTACTGCCTCAAGAACTGCATCCATTTCTGCCTTAACTGCATCACGGCGCTCAAGAGCAACATCAAGGTATGACTTTGACATTATTTCTCCAATGAGTGTTTGATTGTTTTGAGGTGGTGGCAATGCTCTCCACGGCGCTTTCAGGGTGTGGGGTTTGCTCCGACTTCGATCTGCTACATTTTGCAGCAGAAATTTATTTTGTATTGTTAACAATTGCCTTTGCTAGGCGTAGTGAAATTGAACGGGTTGCTGCGACTGTTACAGGCTCAACAGGCACTTCTTCAACTTCAGGTTCTTCAATTTCAATTTCTTCTTCAGGCTCGCTGCCTGTAAGCATCGCCATCATTTCAACGGCCTTCATAATGTAATCGTGGCCTTCGCTCAAATCTTCAAAGATTGTGTTAAGAACTGCCAAAGATTCGCCTGTAATCTCACGGCCTTCTTTGATTGCCTCAATTGCAGTGCGCAAAGCCTCACGCGCTTCAACTGTTGTTGTTGGATAAGCGGGGTAAGTAACCACTGACACATCTCCATCTGCTAATGAAATCTCAGTAAGTGTGCGCGTTGTGCGATCTTCATTCCACTTTTGACGAATTACGCGAAACGCAAAACTCATTTGGTCAACATCTCCACGCTCAACTAACTTGTAAAGGTCGCGGCCTTCATTTGTGTCTGCAATAACTGCATCCATATATAAGCCACGATCATCTTCAGTAAGGCTTAGGGTTCCATTTTTTGTACGAGCTAGTGGCAAACCTTCGTGATTGATAAGCAATCTCACATCAGGGGTTTCTGTTAATGTTTTTCTAAATGCGCCCGGTGCAATTCTTTCAATAAATGGAAGCGGAACACTGTCATCATTAAAGACTGCAGCGTATCCGCGCAATCTCATTGTGCCATCTTCTGCCTGACGTGCCTCAACATCTTTTACAGTAAAGGTACGGCGTTCAATCTTTTTCATTTTGCTCCTTGAGTTAACTTCCCCGCCTGGTTCAATATCTTCAGAAATTGAAACTGCAACCATTTGATCTATTGCATCTTGCTTGTTATCGTGGCAAGTAAGTGTTGTGTATGAACCGTTGGTTTCTTGTTTTACTGTTGCCCATCCTGAGCAATCGGATTGATTATTGCTGACAAAGTAAGGCATTATTGAACCTCATAGGCTGCACTTGGGTCGGTTGGGTCAATAGTTGAAATTTGCTGCAATTGGCTAGATGGCAAACCTGTGTGCTTCATATCAGGTAAGCCAACTGCCTGTGTAACTGCTGCAGGGTCAAAACCAACCTGAATAAGGCTTGCAGCAATTTCTGTACGCAATTTGAGGCCAACATCTTTAGCATCTGAAGCATCAATGTTTTGCAATGGAACGCGGTATTGGTCTCCATCTTCAATTGGTGCCATATCTTCATAAGCGTGAACATCATTAAGTGAAAGGAAACCTTCACGCAATCCCTTT